ACCTCGCGGAGACGCTGGACGAGGCCGTCGTCAACACCATCCGCAGCGACCTGATGGTGGACATCGACAACGATCTGCTCACGCGCAAGGAGTGGGAGGACACGCTGGTCGAGGGCATGGCGCTGCTAGGCATGCGCTATCAGGATATGACCGAGCCGTGGGACGGCGCGTGCGGCGTGTACCACCCGGTGATCGGAGAAGCCACGGTGCGCTTCCAGTCCGAGACGGTGATGGAGACGTTCCCGCCCGCAGGGCCGGTCAAGACGCAGATACTCGGCGCGCAGACACCGGAGAAGGTGCAGGCGGCGCATCGCGTCAAGGCCGACATGAACTACCAGTTGACCGAGGTGATGCCCGAGTACAGGAACGAGCACGAGCGCATGCTCTTCACGCTCGCGCCGATGGGCTGCGCGTTCAAGAAAATCTACTACGACCCCAGCCTCGGGCGTCCGGTGAGCACCTTCGTGCCTCCGGAAGACATCATCCTGCCGTACGGGGCCTCGCACCTGCCCACTGCGCCGCGCGTCACGCACCGCATGCGCAAGACCAAGAACGACCTCCTCAAGCTGATGGAGAGCGGGCTGTACCGCGAGTTCGACCTGTCAGGCGCGTCGATGCAGCCCGACGAGATCAAGGATGCGAAGGACGCGGAGACGGGCGTCAAGGAGATCGAGCCCGAGTTGTACACGCTGTACGAGAGCCACTGCGAACTCACCATCCCCGGCGAGGAAGACGAGGAGATCGCGCGGCCCTACGTGGTCACGATCTTGGTCGATACCGACCAAGTGCTGGCGATCCGCCGCAACTGGATCGAGGAAGACCCGCTCAAGCTGCCGCGTCAGCACTTCGTCAAGTACGACTACGTGCCGGGGTTCGGCCCCTACGGCTTCGGCCTGATCCACCTGATCGGTGGCTTCGCCAAGGCGGGCACGTCGATCCTGCGCCAACTGGTGGACAGCGGCACGTGGGCCAACATGCAGGGCGGCTTCAAGAGCACCGGCACGCGCATCCGGCAGGAGGAAGCGACGGTGGCCCCGGGCACGTACCTCGACGTGGACATCCCCGGCACCGACATCCGCCAGCACATCCTGCAGGTGGAGACGAAGGAGCCCAGCGCGGTGCTCGCGCAGTTGATGGAGAAGATTCTGGAGGACGCGCGGCGCTACGCGGCGACCGCCGACATGGACATCTCCGACATCAGCGCGCAGACCCCGGTCGGTACGACGATGGCGCTGCTGGAGCGCATGCTCAAGGTGATGAGCGCGGTGCAGGCGCGTGTGCACTTCTCCTTCAAGCAGGAGTTGAAGCTGCTGGCGGGCATCATCCGCGACTACGCGCCCGACGAGTACGACTTTGATCCGGAGTCAGCGGATCGCACCGCGCGCAAGAGCGACTACGACAGCACCGACATCATCCCGGTGTCGGACCCCAACGCGAGCACCATGTCGCAGCGGATCGTGCTGTGGCAGGCGGTGCTGCAGTTGTCGGCGGACGCGCCCAACATCTACGACAAGAAGGAGCTTCATCGCGCGATGCTGGAGGTGTTCGGGGTGCCGAACATCAACAAGCTCATCCCGATGCCGCCCGAGTTGCAGCCGCTCGACCCGGTGTCGGAGAACATGCGCTTCCTCAATGGCGCACCGACCAAGGCGTTTATCGCGCAGGACCACAACGCGCACCTGCAGGTGCACAACAACATGCTGATGGACCCGATGATCCAGCAGCAGATCGGGCAGAACCCGCAGGCGCAGGCAATCACGGGCGCGCTGATGGCGCACATCGCTGAGCACTTGGCCTTCCAGTACCGCTCGCAGATCGAGCAGAACCTCGGCGTGCCGCTGCCGCCGCCCGACCAGCCGATGGACCCGCAGATGGAGTTGCGCATCGCGCCGCTCATTGCGCAGGCGTCGAAGATGGTGCTGGCGCAGTCGCAGATCATCGCGGCACAGATGGCGCAGCAGCAGATGGACAGCGACCCGTCGCTCGCGGTGGAGCACGAGAAGAACGCCATCAAGCGCGAGGAGATCAAGCGCAAGGAGGCCGACAGCCTGCGCGACTACGAGATCGCCAAGGGCAAGCTGGAGCTTGAGCACAAGCGACTGGAGAAGGACTCCCGCGCCGAGGGGCTGAAGATCGGCGTCGATCTGGTCAAGGCCAAGGGCCAGCAGGAGCATCAGGCCAAGATGGCGCAGGAGAACAACACCTTCGCCGCGCGCAAAGGGATGATGGACCACGTGGCCAAGGGCGAGCAGCAGCGCGAGCAGAACACCTTCACCGCCCGCAAGGCCATGCTCGACCACACCGCCAAGGGCGAGCAGTCGGCGGCGGAGCGTGCCGAGAAAGCCAAGCAGGCACAGGCCGAGAAGAAGAAGGCCAAGAAAGCGAAGCCCGCTAAATGAGCGTGATGCTGGTGGTACGGCTGCTGAAGGAACTGGAGCAGCGCGCGAAGACCAAGGAAACGCAGATGCTGAAAGGCGGCTGCGCCAACTACGAAGAGTACAAATCGACGGTGGAGCATTACCAAGCTCTGATGTCCACCATCGCCCTGATCAAAGAGCTTGCGAAGGAAGTGACCGATGACTGAACAAGAACAACCGAGCCCGCTGAAGATTCCGGACCCTGTGGCCTTCAACATCCTGTGCATGGTGCCGAAAGCAGCGGATACGTTCGAAGGAACGACGCTGCTCAAGCCCGACACGCAGAAGCACGTCGAACAGCACTCGACCGTGGTGCTGTACGTGGTGAAGCTCGGGCCGGAAGCCTACAAGGACAAGGAGCGTTTCCCTCACGGGGCGTGGTGCAAGGAGGGGGACTTCGTGCTCGTGCGCGCCTACACGGGCACGCGGCTGAAGATTGATGCGACCGAGTACCGGATCATCAAGGACGATCAGGTCGAGGCCACGGTGGATGACCCGCGCGGCGTGCTGCGCGCATAGGAGGCGACATGGCTGAAAAGAAGATGGACGAGAACGAGTTCCGATTTCCGCACGAGCAGCAGGAGCCTGCGGCGGGTGAAGGTCAGGTTCAGGCTGGCGAGAATGAAGAGGTCATCGAAGTTGTCGATGACACGCCTGAAGCTGATCGCGGTCGCCAGCCTATTGGGAAGACCGCTGATGAGATTGCGCCGGATGATGAAGTTGGTGAGTACAGCGAGAAGGTCCAGAAGCGCATCAAGGAAATGAAGCGTGCGTGGCACGACGAGCGTCGGGCCAAGGAAGAGCAGGCACGCATCGCTGACGAGGCCACACGCACCGCGCGCTACTACTACGAGCAGGCGCAGCGGGCCGGTCAGACCGCGCAGCAGGCGCAGCAGTCCTCCTTCGCGCAGATGAAGGAAGCGGCCACCAAGGCGCTCGAAACGGCGGAGCGCGATCTGGAGTCGGCGTACGAATCCGGCGACTCCAAGGCCGTCGTGAAGGCCACCAAGGCGGTGAGCGAGGCGCAGTTCAAGATCGCTCGCGCGCAGGCGCTGGAGGCCGCTCCGCGCCCGCAGGCCCCTTTACAACAGCAGCCGCAGGGAGTACAAAGCGCGCAAACGCCCCAAGCGTCTCCCGCCAGTTCTCGCGCACAAGAGTGGCAGTCCGAGAACAAGTGGTACGGAGAAGACGATGAGATGACGAGCTTCGCGCTCGGGGTGCACAGGAAACTCGTCAGAACCGGCGTGGTCCCCGACACGGACGACTACTACGCCAAGCTGAACAAGCGCATTCGGGAAGTATTCCCCGACAAGTTCGCCGCCGAGGCGGAGGACGACGAGGAAACCGGGACCCCGACCCCCCGCAAGACCCCCGCGACAATCGTCGCGCCCGCTACGCGGACTTCAAGCGCCGCGCCGAAGAAAATCACGATCACCAAGTCCGCTGCAGCGATTGCGGCCAAGCTGGGAATATCCGTGCAGGAATACGCACGCCAAGTTCAAATTTTGCACAAACAGGACCAAGCCAAAAATGGATAAGCGCACGCCACGTGATCTTGAAACCCGCACCGAAGCGGCGCGCTATGAGTACGTTCCGCCGAGCGCCTTGCCCACTCCCAATCCGGAGCCCGGGTATGGCTTTCGATGGATCGCCACTCACGTTCTTGGCGCTGCTGATCCGTCCAACGTCTCCAAGCGCACGCGCGAGGGGTGGGAGCCGGTGAAGGCAGCGGATCATCCTGAAATGCAAGTCAACGCCAACAAGGCGGGGAACATTGAAATTGGTGGGCTGATCCTGTGCAAGGCTCCCGAGGAAATGATCGAGGCCCGCAAGCGTTACTACGCGAAGCAGGCTCAAGCTCAAATCCGCTCGGTCGATGAGCACTACATGCGGAACGAAGCAGACAAACGCATGCCTCTGTTCACGGACAAGTCCTCGGATGCCGAAGTCGGCCCGAGCAAGTTCGGTCAGGGCACAAAGTAACTTTCTCAGGAGCAAGGAATGGCAACTATTGCCTCGCCTTACGGACTCCGCCCGGTGAACATGCTGGGGGGCCGTCCGAACACTGGTGGCGCGATGCGCGAGATTCCGATGACCGTCAACACGGCCACGGCGATCTACACCGGAGATGTGGTTCTCATCGGGGCCTCGTCCGCAGGCCAGCCCACCGCTGCAGCGGCGACCGTCACGACTTCGACGGGCGGTGTTGCGGGCGTGTGCGTCGGCGTGCGCTACGTTGATCCGACCCTGAAGTACTCGATCAATGCGACGTACCTTCCGGCCAACGCGATCACCAACGGCTACACGCAAGTGTTCATCATCGTCAACGACGACCCCGACCAACTGTACCAAGTGCAGGCGGCGGGTTCGGTGGCGGCGACGGTGCGCGGCAAGTTCGCGGCGCTGGAGAACTTCGGCGGCTCGACCGCCACTGGGCAGTCCACGGTTCGTCTCGCTACGCCCGCCAACACGGCGACGCTGGCGGTGCGCATCGTTGACTTCGTGGACGCTGGTGCGTCCTTCACGGATTGCATCGTCCGCTTCAATCAGGGCGTGCACATGTTCAGCGGCACCACCGTGCTGGCTACCTAAAGGGAGTTGAGAAATGGCAATCAGTCGCGCACAACTCCTCAAGGAACTGCTTCCGGGTCTGAACGGCTTGTTCGGTCTGGAATACAAGCAGTACGGCGAGGAGCACCGGGAAGTCTACGATCACGACACGTCGGATCGTTCGTTCGAAGAAGAAGTGAAGCTCGGCGGGTTCGGTCAGGCACCGACGAAATCCGAGGGCGCAGCCATCGCGTACGACACGGCGCAGGAACTGTGGTCGGCGCGTTGGACGCATGAAACCGTCGCAATGGGCTACGCGATCACGGAAGAGGCCATCGAGGACAACCTCTATGACTCCCTGTCGAAGCGTTACACCAAGGCGCTGGCTCGTGCGATGGCGTACACGAAGCAGACCAAGGCAGCTTCGCTGCTGAACAACGGCTTCACCAGCGGTCTGGGCGGCGACGGCAAGGTTCTGCTGGCCACCGACCACCCGCTGCTCAACGGCTCGACCAACAGCAACAAGCTGTCCACCGCCGCCGACCTGAACGAAACCTCGCTGGAAGCCTCGGTCATTCAGATGGCCGGGTGGACCGACGAGCGTGGGCTTCTGATCGCGGCCAAGCCGGTCAAGCTCATCGTCCCCACCGCGTACATGTTCGTCGCCAAGCGTCTGCTCGACACGCCCAATCGTGTCGGCACGTCGGACAACGACATCAACGCGCTCAAGTCGATGGGCGTGCTGCCGGGTGGCTGGTCGATCAACCACTACCTGACCGACGTGAACGCGTGGTTCATCAAGACCGACGTTCCCAACGGCCTGAAGCACTACACGCGCGTGCCGATGAGCACGGGCATGGATGGTGACTTCGACACCGGCAACGTGCGCTACAAGGCACGTGAGCGTTACAGCTTCGGCTGGGGCGATCCGCTGGGCATCTTCGGTTCCGAAGGCGCGTAATACCCCGGGGGACTTCGGTCCCCCTTTAACCATGCCATACGCCGCGCGCAAAATCGGGCTGTACCGGATCAGCAACAACGTAACTGGCGACAGCTACGTTGGGCAGTCCGTCAACATCCTGAAACGGCGCGCGGATCATTTCAATCTTCTGCGGCGCGGGGTTCACACAAACCCACGGTTGCAGCGGGCGTTCAACAAGTACGGCGCGGGTGTTTTTTCGTTTCATTTTGAAGTTGAAGCCTGCGTTGAAGATTTGAGCCTCATCGAGCAGATGCTCCTAGCCGGTGAGTGTGTATTTGGAGATGGGCGTGGGAAGCTCTACAACATCGCGCAGGCTCCGAACGTAGTGATGCTTGGTCGGAAGCACTCGGAGGAAACGAAGAGACGCATCAGCAAAGCGCGGCGTAGCTACGCGATTACTGATGACGACAGGCACGCGATGCGGGTTGCACAGCGCGCTCGGCTGCGAAGCGATCCGGAGTGGCGTGTGAAGCTGGCTGTTGTTGCGGGGAACCCGCAATGCAGCTACGCGATGCTGGCGCGGGTGTTCGGAACGGACACTTCGTCGCTCCGGAAGTTCTCAATTCGTTTTCTCGGAGATTCAAATGTCTAGTTCTACTTTTTCTGGTCCCTTGCAAGCGGGCACGATCCGCGAAGGCGGAAGCAGCAACGTCGGTCAGGCGGTGATGACGCAAACAGCGTCGGTCGCCCGCAACGCCACCTTGGTGAGCGATGC